TTTCCTGTAGCTGCAGGTGCGCCATCACCATACTTAGAAGCATCTACAAAGTCATCAATTCCTAGTAAGGAAGTGTACAATGCAGGTGAGACAACTAAGTTACACTCATCAACAGGTACGTCAGCTTCCATAAGAGTCTTCATTCCTGCTCTAAGCTCAGCAGCGGTGATAACATTGTCAGCAGCTAAAGCAGTACCATTTGTGGTAGCAGCTTCAACTTTACTTTCAATGAAAGCATCCATTGTCTTTGCAAGTGCATAACCCATAGTACTTACTTCTTTTTCAAGCAAACCTGGGTTGGCTTGGATTGAAGCAAGGTCTTCTATAAGTTTAGCGGCGTAGCGATGCTGATCAACAGTAAGTTGTGCTTCGCCATGTGTGTCCGCAGAGAAAGTTACCGCAGATCCACCTTTTGCAGCGTCACTTGTTTCTGTTAGTTTAGGTATGTGAAATACGTCTCCTCGACCTTTCACTATTTCTGAATAACTTGAATCAACAAGCTGTTCAAAAACGAGCTTACGCTCTAAGTAGTTTTTGACTCCGTCTGACCAAATTTCTGGTATGAAGTTTGCCAACTTCTGTTATCGTAGTGGCTTTTTATCCTCTACTTCTTTAGGTTTCCCTAAAGTTCGGCATATCTTTTCAGCTATTGCTGTTGCGGACTCTTGGAAGCGTTATATCTTTTCAGCTTCTATGCTCTGCCCCTGACCAATCTTCGATTAGCCTTCGGTTCGGATTCCCTTATTTTTTTAACTTAGGGTTCCCGCTTAATTCCGCAATTTTATACCGCCACAAAACCTCTAGCGGTAGTCGTTGTGATATTTGCCATTTAATTAGCTCCTATATCTATCAAGAATCGAACTCCACTTCTTCTTGCGCTCTTCAGTTGTCATTTCCGTAAATGGATTAACATTAGAAGAAGGCATTTGACCTGGAGCAGATTCGTTTGTTACAACGTTCTTTTTAACACTTGACCGATTAACGAACTTGCGAAGTTTGTCCGTAGACAAATCATCTGCAAATTCACGATCCTCTTCAGCAAGCTGACCTAGAAGGTCTTGACGAATGGACTCTTGTAATTTTTGTCCTTCTTCCGCCATGGCTGATAATTGTTTGTTTTCGTCCTCGTATTTCTCCGCAAGTTCTTTCCACTGCTCCTGATCTTTGAGCTTCGTCTCTTCAATAGACTTGAGTTGATTTTCGAGTTCTTTCGCTTTTATTTCAGCTTCCTGCGCACGAGAGCGATATTTCTTCGACTCTTGGATAAGTTTTCCGACTTCGTGCTGTTCATCGGTTGACTCTTGTGGTGCATCCACCACTACTTCTTGTTCGTTCTGAACAGTTTCTTGATTGCTCATAGAAACTCCTTTTTTGATATTTTTTTAATATGCCCAAAAATGCGTTTTGAATACGCCTTCATGAACTCTTTCTTTAACTTAGGATGGACTACATCATCCTCTGCTTTATCTCCAACAATAGCTCTAACAGGGAGTCCTTTTGGCATCTTAATCTTACCTGAATGCTGTAATGCTCTTGTTCCTGTTCTGTTCGCTCCTGTTGTCATCGCCCATGAGTTTTTGTTTTGAAATACTATTTTATTAAAATATTTTGACCTAAGAAGCTCACCAGATAAAAACATATCAGGCTTACCACTAATATTCTGCTGTCCCCTTACAGCCTCACCTTTTAATTTTTTCTTTTTATAGTCAGGTGATAAAGGAGTGAATTTCATACCATGAACATCGAATCCTTTACTAACCTCTCGCTTTACCCCTTTTTGCAACTTTCTCCCCTGCTTACTATGGAAGGCTCTTGGTATCGCTACTGCCCCCTTAAGAGCGGTTTCTAGTTTCATAGTATTCCTGTATTGTTAATGGTTTCTTTTTAAACTTGCCTGTGAGTTTTTGTGCTTTATCTTGAACACCCTTATCTACCGACACTGCTTCCCACGACCCTCTACAGTTAATACCACCGCCATCTACCAAGGCTCCAGGAAAACGTCTCTCTACTTCCTCTGCTGTCATAGACCCTGCAGCTAACATCGACTTACATACAGGTCTAGTCTTATCATCCAAAGGATTGACGTACACTAATCTGGTATTCGGTGCAGTCTGTAGCATTGACACTGTGATAGCTCGTGAGAATGTAGCCATCGTAGTTGCTATGTGTTTTTCGGTAGCACTAGGCAGAAGCGACAAATTGCGCTTGACGAGGGATTTAAGTTCAGGCAACTTCAAACCTCTGCCTATGCCACTAGCGACAGTGTAGCGTATCTCATCACCAAGGGATATAATATAATTACTAATAGAACTATTGAACATATTGCGAAGTGCTAAGACCTCTGCTTGTGTCATTTGACCAAACAATGCTTTGCCTTGAAAGATAGCGTCAATACCTGCCATATAACGATTAATTGCACCTTGCATTCTCAGGTCTTGTAAAATATAGTCTGCTATCGATAAGACACCTAGAGCTGCTAGTATCTGGTCATAAGATAGACCATCGTCTTGAAGCTCTTGTGCTTCTTCTGAGAATTGATCTATGGCTTGTTCTAAGTCTGACTGAAAATCAGCTACAACACCATCTATGATATCATCCATTGTTTAGCAGTCGTGTGACTAATGCACTCCCTTGACTCATAGCTTCTTCTGACCTGCGTATCTTTTCTTCAGCCATCTCAGGTGTAAGATCTGGGTCTTTAGACATTAGATAGTTCGCTTTAGTGTCCAAGCCATTCTTCCATAGCCAATCGTAATACATCATTTCATCTTTAGGGCTTAATGGATAAGTAGGCTCAGTGAAATCTACAGTATAATCTCCAGGTACGCTCTTACCTGTCTTTACCTCAATAATACGCTTGTCAATCTCAAAGCGTTGTTTTTCCCATGGTCTCCAAGTGTCTTCAATCGCACCTACTCGCTCTTCAACGTTCTCAAGCTCTTGTATTCTAAGTGCTTCACCTGATGGAGCGTTGCCATGCGAGTCAGCCCATTTGATACGAAGGTGATTATTGTTAAGTGTTGCTGCTACCATAAACTTCACAGATTCGATGATCTCTGATAGTTTTCCTTCAGGTGCAGTAACACCGAAGTTAGAACCTTCAGGTAAGTATAATACCTTATCGACACCAATCTCAATACGAGATGCATCATCAACACCTGTGATGAACTTGATACCGATGGCTCCAAAACGAATTGCCAACGCTAGTTCTGTCATTGCTACACTGACCGACAAATCTGCTTTAACCACATCTTCGGCTCCGTTGGTGAACCAGTCTCTAACGACTGAACCACGATGGCAGAATGTAACAGGTAACAGTCCGTAAGGATTCTCGTCATTTGCATTATAGTGAATGACTTCTCCGTCACCTTTTATTCCAAAGTGTTTGGCAGGCAAGCCTTCACGCTCCTCTGTCCAAACTACGAATTCTTCTTCTTCAATTCTTGAGTCTCCCTGATTTTGCAAAGCGTATACTACGCCAAATGGCTTTTGTTCACCCTTCATGAACATAGGTTCGAAGAATGGAAGCATATCATACTGAACCTTCTGCAATGCTTCGTTCCACTTCGACTTGAATGCCATTGTACCTAATAAAAATGTTAAGGCTTCTAAATTTCTGCGCTTGGAGTTTAGGTCTGATAAGTCAACCATGTTCATGTACGCATCTGCAGCGTTCATCTTAGGAGGTCGCTTGTATGCCATAGACCTGGCTTTTGCTACCCTGCGTGTGAGGTTTTGTTGGAACATCGGAACTTGTCTCAATGTATCATTGCCAAAGAACTTACCTATGTAATGTTCCATATTGATTCCCTCGTAGAAATCAAGGAACATCTCTCGCTCTTGCGTACGCTCTGTCTCTACGACTGCCAAGTGATCTGAAAGTGCATCGATCACTGCTGTTTTGGATAAACTATCTATAATCACCAGTCTATTACTCCTGCCTGTTTCTGTTTAATACCGAATAGGTTTACGAACATATACCTCATCTGGTCACAAAAGTGGTCATAACGACCATCTTTAAGTGGCTCTTCTTTTAATCTTTGGTCTGCTTTTTTCTCAGGATATCTATAATTCTCAGTGCTTTCTATAGCTCCCTTGCAATGCGATGCGAAGAATATGTGTGGGTCTCCATTTGCATCACTGAACCAAGACCTGACAAGAGATACACCATTCGGTATGTTGCGTGATATCCTATCGGTCTTATAGCGAACTCTCATGCCATGCTGACGAAATATCTCTATATCCCCAATTCCTGATTGAGCTTGAGTACCTGCACCTGCGGGATCTCCGTAGTATGTTAGGACTGGATATTGCTTTGCTCTTATCATTCGTGCTAGTTCTTCAGTTCTTATGTTCTCTTCAAAACAAATTTCATCGATAACGTAGACCCTGGGCTTTTCGTAGTTGTGGTCGACTTGATACCACCCCACTGAGGGCATACGATAGCCGAAGTCGATTGAGCAGTATGTTGGTAAGGCACTGTTA